CCCAACTCGCTCAATCGTTGAACCAATCGCCAGCGCTTACGCCAGCGACAACACCTTCGTATTCTTCGACCACATCGCATCAGCCTAATCAACGCAAATACAAGGAGAAAACAATGAACACCACCATGGGCGACAAAGCAATCATCACCTACCTGCGCCAAGCCTTCGAGAACTGCGAGCAGATCGCCGAGGACAACCCGACGAGCAACGACGTGGCACGTTTGATCACCGCGTTGCATGATCAGTTTGATCACTGGATGCGTGACGAGCAGGGGCACAAAGACCTAATCCATGTGCTCAATCTGTGGATGAATACGTGTGAACTTGTGATCGTTCAGGACGAGTCCTAGACACACAACAACGCCCCCTCACCATGTCGGTGAGGGGGCTTAGTGTTTGACCTTTGGAGGAACCATGCCAGTGACCTATGAGTATCGATGTGGGTGCGAACACACTACGATCTTGCGCGTACCAGTTGAGCAACGTGACGAACAGCGAACGTGCTACACGTGCAAGGAATCATTGACACGTATTTACTCGGCGCCTGGTGTGTCGTTCAAGGGTGAAGGATGGGGAGGCAAGCCATGAAGTTTACGATCAGGACGCAGTGCGGTGAGTGTGAACGCCCGCGCCGCTTTGAGCTGGTGATGGGAACAATGTCGTCGTGGTATCAGTGCCCTAAGTGTGGCGAGTCATTTGGTGTTGAGATGTCAAAGACACCACCTATTAGGCGTGCAGGTAGGATTGCCTAATGGCGAATCAACCCAAAACCCCGCACCGTAGTGTTCGCCTCAACGATGACATTTGGGATGCGTTGCGTGAGATCGGTGAACAGACAGGGCTCAGTGTCAGTGAAGTGATGCGCCTCGCCCTCACGGACTTCATCATGAAGTCGCGCTAGTTACTGCCCCTCGTTAATGATCTGGCGGTACACCTCGACGTAACCGGCGAGGTCGTGAATGGAATCCGCGTGGTCAGGGGATTGAATCAGGCGTGCAACCTTGAGCAGGGCCATCATCATCGCGGCCTGCTCAGGCTTAATCTCAGTACGCAGATAGGCGGACCACAAGTCAGCGATGCGCTGATGATTGATCAGCGGACTGCCGTAGGCCGAGCCACGCACAGCCATTAGCCCAGCGATGTCAGCCTCGGGGACCAAGACTTCTGCTGGCCGGCCAATGATCGGGCCACCATCACCCACGTAGTCACTCATTGTCATCGGCCAATGTGGGTGCGTGATACCTGGACCCGCAAGCGATGCACTCCATGTCTAGGAAGTATTGGGCGATCTCGTTGTCGGCGAATGCGCAGATCACCCTGAACAGTGGTGAGCCACACACACACTCATGTGTGATCATCGGTCGATAGTCCACGGCCTCAGATAAATCAGGCACACAATCAATGATGTTTTTCATTTAGTCCCTCGCAAGTTGTTGGCGTAAACGGCTGCGTAGAACGCGCACAACACGGCCAATGCTGGCTGACCAATGCTGAGCGCGTAGATCACCCATGGTACTTCCATGATCAGACACCAACCCCAACCAACGCGGGGGTTACGTTTCACAAAATACAGCCCAGCGATACTGCCCGCGGCCAACAGGAACGACACCCAGATCATGCGTCGTCCATCAGGTAGTCCAGCACGTCAGGGTTATCCCTGAGCATGGACAGTAGTGGTCCAGTCATCGCGGCGACCACGGTTTCCTCATGCTCGTCATCGAGCGTGGGGTCCGAGCTGCGGATGCAGGCGTGCAGGATTTCGTGCAGGAGTGTGGCCCGCGCATAATCCTCATGCCTACCAGGATCGACAGCAATGCTCATTGACTCCATGTCGCAGGCACCGCAGGCATCCCCGTTGGGGTGATGCTTCAGGACCTCGTGCCGTGACCACTTGATTGACCACGTGTAGGGACTGATCTTGACTAGGCGTGGTCGAGTCATCGCACACCACGCATGGTCACACCATGTTTGCGGGTGCTGGCCCGCGACTGTGCACCACACGCATCGCAGGTGAATGAGGCGAACGCTGTGGACGCGGAACGTGTCACACCATTAGCGGTCAGGGCTGTGCCCCCACAGCGGAAGCAGGAGCGTGCCTGGTGGGTGAATAGGCCCATGTGTGGGTGAGACTTAATCCAGCCACCCATGCGGTCATACAAGGCCTCAGTCAGGATGACGTCCTGTTTGTTGTATCGGCGCATTCGTGCCCACGCTTTGTCATCCCCTGCTAGGCACGCAGTCCACAGGGCTTGACCTTCATGGGCCAACTTGCTACCCAAGCCGAGGGCCTGTGCCACGTAGTCGAGCTTGTTGCTAGGGAACTTGAACTGCCCACGCGCCACCTTGAGCAGATCAACGTTCTCAAACTTTGATGGTGGACTCATCCCAGCCAGGACGAACTCACGTTGCAGGTGCTTGACGTCAAAGCTTGGCCCGTTGTAGGTCACGAGGATGTCGCACTCATCGAGCATGGTCCACGCGGCCTTGACCATTTCCTCGTGAGTGTTGTGGTGCTCACTGTAGAAGTGGACTTTCTTTTCGTCGTACCATTTGCCGGCGAAGCATAGGACTCTGCCTGGGTCAACGATCTGGTTGATGCTGTGGTTTTGATTCCATAATCCCCACGAGTGCACCAGCATTGGTGCGGTCTCAATGTCAAGGGTCAGGATGCGGGCACTCTTACTGGCCTTGTTCAACTCATCGGCAAGACTCATCGTGGGCACCGGCACGATCCACGGCGATGCCGGCGAACCGACTCACCACTAATGGACAGGTTCAGGTGATCACGCACAGCCAGCGCGATCTTGTCCCCACTTAAGGTCCCCTCAATCGCGGACTCAAGTGCCATCAGGTCAGGGCCAGTGGCCAGGCTTAAGGCCCAGCGCACTCCGCAGATTTGCCACGGTGGTTTGTTTGTATCGTCTCGCAGATCATCACGTAAAGACATACAGTCCCACTCTCATCGAGCACTAGGTCCTACTTGTAAATGAGCTTGTTTGCTTTGGTGCCGGCCAATGCCTTGTATGTCTTTGGTCCGACAACACCATCAGCGGGCCACAACAATGGTCGCACACGTTGGAAAGACTTCACCTTGTTTTTGTCGGCAACACTCATCACACCAGTGGCCTTGTTGCCCACGCCGCGTTGCACAACTTTGATGTGCTCGCCCGTGTCACGAACCTGGAACGCGGACTTGCCTGGGTAGGCCGGCAATGGCTTACGCACAGGCCTCACAGGGGCGGTGGCCAGCCACTTAGCCTTGGACTGCTCGGCAGCCACGGTCTGCAAAATGCTCACGTGCAGGTGTGTTGTGTGAGGGCTGGCACCACTGTACGGTTCAGCCTTCCACCCATTGTTGCGCCTGTAAATCTTGCGATTGAAGATGACATAGTTACCAGCAGGGTGCTTAGCCACCGCGGCAATGATCACCTTCGGGTCAACACCTGGGTAAGTAATGTCAAAGGCGTTCACACTGTTGCGAGCGTTGGGGTTATGGTCACTGGTTCGGGCCGAGTGCGAGGTGTCACCCACGGTGCCGTCACTGCCCTTGGGCCTGCGTGGCCAGCGAGCATTAACCTCGTTGCGTAGTTGCACCAGTGATGGTGCAAGGTGCCAGGCCATTACTCGCCCTCAATGGGTGCGTCGTCTTGAACGCTGTCCAACTCGGGGACATCAACAGGGGCACCGATGCCGTAGGAAGTATTGCCAGGGTCGATGGCTGCGACAATGGTGCGCAGTGTGGCTAGGACCGCTGCTGTGGCGGCAGCTGTGATCCACGTGGTGTCCCCACCCACGAGAGCGGTCACAGGCACAAGGCCAATGAACGTGACAATGAACGTAGTTAATGCTGAACGAACCCATGCAGGCATGAGTGATCCCTTCATCGATGTGATTGATTGGTCGTGCAAAATGAGGCAGGCCAGGACACGGTGAAGTGTCAAAGGGGGACCAGCCTTGACTGGCCTGCCGGTCAATGAGGCTGGTCAAGCCTTTTCTGTATCTCTATCTGTCGAACCTCAATGCGGTCCATGCGGGAAACGATCTCGTCAAGCAACTCATCGCGGCGAATACTCGCGGCGACCTGTGCCTTCAGTCGCGCGTACAGTTTGCCCACACCAGTGCCAATGCTGATCAGTCCAACAACAAGGGCGACAACGAACATGGCGCCACCAGCAACGTTGTCACTGGTCAGCACAACGCCAGCGACCAATGGTGAACCCGCGGCCAATGCCCCCACCACACTCATCATGATTGTCGCTTCCCCTCTATTATTCATGGTTTATGAAGCGATCCAATTAGCAGACAACGACGAGTGTGACTCACTGACGCCAGCCAGGTTCAATGCGCCACCACTGTTTTGCCAAACAAAAACATTGATGTAATCGTTAGCCGCAAAGGTTTCAATAAAACTGATGTTTGCACCGCTGTGAGTTGCAGCAACAGGGGCAATAGCAAAAGGCTCAATGATGTCAGTGCCCGAGCCCTCAGTGGTTGTGCCGTTTAATTCTATTTTGTGGTTACGCAAACCAGTCGCGTTGTTTGCCCAAAAACAATTCAACGTGATCAGGTATGTGCCGGCTGTAGTAAAAGTGATCCGCGAGTTCGCGGTCGCGTTGTCGTGCATTGTGTCAGTGTCGAAGGCTTCAGCGTCCCACGTCAGGCAGGCCCAGCCAGACGTTCCAATAGATTGGTTAGCAGTCTTGTAAACCTTCACGCGCGGTGGACTGATCAGAAAGTTGACAGCGTCACGCACATCATCATTCCAAAGCGAAGCAGTGATCTTGTCCCCTACTGCAACGGTTCCCTGCGATGGTACTGCCATGAGTGGTGCTCCTAGTTAGAGTGCGAACTTGCCGGCCAGGTAAACCTCAACCGCTGCACCAGCTGTGTGTGCACGAGCAATGCTCGGTGCCACACCACGGGTCACGGTCAAAGTTTGTGGGGACGTTGCGGATGCTGGTGCCGAGGCAACAGTGATGCGCTCACCATTAAGGTCAAGGTCTAATGGGTAAGACCCAGATGTCACAGTCAATGGCAACCCTGTGGAAGTCACAGAGATCGATGTGGCAGTACTTGTGATAGTTGAAGTCAATGTGAGCACACCATCACCAGCGGCAAAACGTCCATACGTGGCATCATCAAACTTGGCCTCAGATGGCACATCAGCGGCATCAAGGTCAAAGGTGAATGTGTAGCCCTGTGCGTTCAAGGACTCGGACCAGCCCTGCACATAGGTGTCAAGGTAGGTGCGCCCAAACTGTGTGCTGATCAGATTGGTTAGGCGAACCCTGTCACCAATCTTCAACGTCAACGTGTCCGCGTATTTATCTGTGTTGCAGTTAGCCAGGTCGAGTGTTGCCTGGCCAGCGGACAGTCGCTTGTTGTTGGCCACGGCCACAATGTTTGACGCAATGGCCAGCAACTCAACTGCGGACAGGTTAGGTGCGTCAGCACTGGCGTAGGTGCCAATGGATGCCGCTTGCTCCGCGTCAACGTAGGTAGCTGACTGCGAATAGGAACTAACCGTCGCGCCAGCAGTTTCATCAGTGATTGAGCGCGTTAACGTGACAGACCCATTCAGGTCAGCCTCAACATCCAATGACAACTTAACCGTTGATGACTTTAATTCTGAACCGATGCGGGCATACAGCCCAGAGCCATTGTCATACAGCACGCCACCATCACCAGAACTCAGCAAGGCCAAAGCGTCAAGGGCCTTCTTATCGGTTGTGTCAATGGCGTCAACAAGTTGTGGACTACCTGAACCCTCGTGTGTGATCGATACACCAGACCAGCGGGCCACGGCGTCGAGAGCTGTTGCGATTGTTTCGCCATAGTAAGCGTCAACGCCAAGGGCGTGGAACAGCATCGCGGTGTAGGCCAACTCTTTGTCATAGATTGCAACGTGGCTTATCTCGCCATTGTAATAAGCCCAGCCAGGCAAGTAAGCCGCACCAACAACCAAGGTGCGACCTTTAGGAATTGTGGTAAACGTGGTGCCGGAATCAACCTGTGCACCATCAATGTAAAGATTAGAACCACTAGGCGTGGAGCTCATGCTGATTAAATGTTGCGCACCGAATAGGTCAACGGCGTAAGACAGGCGAATAGTTGCACCATCAACAACAACCAATTCACCAGTGCCATAGTTGTAATAGATTGAAAGGTCACCAAGTTTAAGCAAACCCAGATCATTAGAACCTGGCGTGGTATCAACAACCATTTTGGCTAACAATTCAATGCTGAACGTGGACAGATCAGAGGCGTTAGCGTTTGTGGCGTAAAGGTATGGCGCACTGTTTGTGTCCATAGTCCAGGTGGGGCAGGCCAGTCCATCGTAGGGTGCACCAACGCCACTGCTCAAAGCCAGCGAGCCACCGACGGGGGCTTTCTGATAGCGCAAGGATGGCCCACCGACAGCTGAATAGAACGGCACATAGTACGAGTCACTAGGGTGATCAAGCGTGTAGTAAACAATGGGCGAGTCGTAGCGCATCTCGGTCTCAGGCAGACCCCACACCTGGCGCGTGGACAAGTGACCAAGCGCATCAGTGGCATTGACGTTGACAACGGACGCTGACGCACCATCAATCTCAGGGACCCACTGCGTGATGTAACCAGTAAACCGCGTGTACGTTGTCGCAGCCTCGGTGACCTTCCACCGCACACGCTTACCCTCAACGACGTTCGGGTAGTACGTGCTCAAAGGGTTATCTGGTGTGAACGTGCCAGTCGGGTTATCGAGGGTAAACGACAACGACCCAGCACTGATCGTGTCAAGTTGTGTGGAGCGGCCCACCTTGCGGGTGATCGCACCAGCACCAACATTGACCAGGCTTGTGACATCGGTCCACACACCGTCAGTGAATTCAATCTCGATGGTCGTGGAGTCAGGCAGTCCCGTTGCCATTACGCCACGTTCCAGGCCGCGGGCACAGCCCCACGCTGAGCACCCTCACGCATGATCTTCCTGATCTCGCGTGCAATGTCATCCTTCGAGCTGATGGATTGACCAGTGTTTACAATGATTGTGGTGCCACCACCGAAGCCACGGGCACCAGCACCGCTCAGTGGCACGACAGCTTCGGGGCCAGCCTCACCAATGAGGGCCAGTGTTGGGCGCGTGACGATGCCACCCATAGCCAATGCTGGGATGTTTGGAATCAATGGGATGTTAGGCAGTGGCCCGTTGTTGTCGTTAAAGAACTGAATGGGCTTGTTGAACAAACCAATCAAAGTATTGAGACCATCACGCAGGAACCCAATAACCGATGTCAGGCCAGTCTTCAAGCCATCCCACAGGTTCGAGCCAATGCCAGTGATCTTTGTTTTCAGGTCAGTGATGAAACCCCACACGGTGCCCAGGGCGTTACTGATCGTGGTCTTAATCCCGTTGAATGTGCCCACAACTTTGGTCTTGAAGAAGTTGAACCCAGCGGACCACACAGTCTTGATGACCCTGATCGCACCACTAATGATTGCCTTGTAAATACCGAGGTAGAAAGTGAACACTGTTTTCAGGGCATTGAATACAAACAGCACAGCGGTCTTGATCGCGTTGAACGCGGTCACCACAACAGCCTTGATAATGCGGAAAGCAACAGTGAACACAGTCTTGTAAATGTTGAAGTAAACAGTGAACACAGTTTTTAGCACACTGAACGCGGTCGTGATAAATGGCTTAAGGAAGTTAACCACGTTCATCACAACAGTCTTAATGGCGCGGAACGCACCATCGACAACACTGCGAAACTTCTCACTGCGCTTGTAGGCAATGACAAAAGCAGCGACCAAACCAATGACCGCCAAAATAATCAACCCAAGAGGGTTAGCACTCATCACAACATTTAACGCCGCCTGGACCGCAGCCCAAGCCTTAGTCACAGCTGCGACAATGCGCACATAGATTGCATAAATCTTCAACGCAGCAACAATGGCCAGCACACCACCAGCGATAGGAATCAACCAGCCCTGGTACTTCACCAGCCACCCACCAAAAGTGGCGACCGCTGGAACAACCTTGTCACCAATGAACTTACCCAAGTCCTCAAAAGCCTTACCCAAAGGAATGAGCTTGTCTTTGTTCTTCTCGATGAGGGCGATAACCCTGCCAATGGCCGGCACGATGCGCTCAGTGAACCACGTCACCATTTTCTGAATGATGGGTAATAGGTTCTTGCCAATGGCAATCTGCAATCCTTTAACCGCTGCGGCCATCTTGCGCTTGTTGATCGTGGACTGTTTGACAGCCTCCAGGTCCTTACCCGAAAGCGTGGTGCCAAGTTTGTCTGACTCCGCGGCCATAGCCTTCAACCCAGCCGAACCTTTGTTCAGCATAGGAATCATTGTTGCGCCACCCTTGCCAAACAACTTCAAGGCAAGAGCAGTTTTCTCAGGACCGTTTGCCATTTTCTGAAACTTGTCCGCAATGCCTGGCAAGATTTTGTCCATCGGCTTTAGTTTGCCGTTAGCGTCACGATAAGCAACGCCCATGCCCTTAACGGCCTTGTCGTTAGCGACAAGTTTCTTAGACAAAATACCAATGTTTTTTGCAGAGGTTTCCGAATCAATACCTGACATGGCGAAAGCGTGACCGAGGCGAGAGGCTTCCTCAGCTGTGCCACCCATGTACCGTTGCAGTTTCAGTGTTTCTTTACCAGTGGTCTCAAACGCCTTGACTGAATCACCAGCGAACTTTGTTACGGCGCCGACCGACAAAGCGGCACCGAGCGCAGCGCCCATCGCGCCAGCCTTCTTACCCAGTCCACCCATTGAGCCACCGATTTTGCCCAGCGTCCCAGAAGCCTTATCGACCGCCAAGATTTTCAGCATCAGGTTGGAGGTTGCCACTGATCATCCTTCCTGACTTTTGCGCCACGAATCGGCGAACGACTTGTATGCCTCGAACTGGCCAACGGTTAAACGGTCCACATCCCAAGGATGCAAACCAAACAGGTGCCCGAACAATGGTTCGTATTGAGCCCTCAGTCGGTCGTATCCGATGAGGGCACCGTGGGGTTTGCTTCGTCCACTTCGTCCTCATCGATCTCAACCGAACCAATCTCAAAGTCAACCTCACTGAAACGCAGCTCAGGGTTCGTGCGCTTTTGCACAATCCACACCAAAGCCGCCAAGGCCTCCATTGAGCCGGCTTGCAGGCGTTCACTCCATTCCTGGAATGTGCACCCGCAAACCTTCTCAATGGAGCGAGCCTCAGAGAGCATCAACTTTTCAGAATCGAACTCATACTTCACACCAGCGATGGTGATGTTCATTTGGTCCCAGCCTTCTAGTTACAGTGCAGCGTCAGTGTTGACGGTGCGGATTTGGAACGGCGCATTCGTGCCGTCATACAGGGCAGTAAAAGTGACCTTTTGTGCAAGCACATCTGGGCCTTCAGCGTTGACTTCAGCCTTCGTGATCTTCGCCGCGGGGATGATGACCTCAAGGGTAGGATTGTTGCTACCAGTTAGTGACGTGGCAGTTGCCCACGTGAGCTTGAGGGCAGTGGTTGTGTTGGCAACGTAAAGGTCATACAGCGTGGCCTGGCTAATGAAGTCAACTTCAAGCTCGACTTCATAGGTGCGCAAACCGTTGACCAGTTGCTCGGCCTTAATGCCCGAGGCGTTGGCGTAGTAGCGGTCAGTGGCCAATGGGTTCTCACCCTTGATCGTGGCTGACGTCACACCAGTAAGCGCGGTTGAACCACTGATGCTGACAACACTGCCGGTCGTAGATGCGGTGCCACCAATGGCGACAGTCAGTTGTGCACCAGTGAACTGCTCCTGCGTCGTGGAATACGACGCAGTGGCAAGGGCAGTGGCAGTGGTTTGTGTCCAGCCATCAATATCAAACTTGACGGTAACTGGATCGATGACGTTGCCACCGAACTCAAAGCCACTAATCTTCACACCATTCCACGTGAACGGCTTCACGGTGCCATCAGTTTGTGGCCGGCCAACCTGCAGGGTCAACGATGAGCCAGCAGACTTCTGATCGCCTGGCTGGAACACTGACTGGTACACACCAGTGGTCAACGTGCTCGGAGTGGTCGTTGAACCAAGAGCTGCACGCCACAACGTGCCCAAAGACTTGTCAGTCAACTCAACCTCAAAGTCACCAGACACAGACTTCGTGGTCAGCACGTGGCGCGACAGCAAAGCCACACCATTAGTGGACCCATGCAGGCCTTCACCTTGTGCGCGGTTAACCTCAAACTGTACGCCCTCACTGATGTGGGGCTGGAACTTGCTAACGGTGACAGCGGTACCGGCAGTGGTTTCAACTGCCCAGCCAAGCTGCGACACCAAACCTGATGCGAAACCCATGATTTATTCCTCTTCTTTCTTGATGTCGGTTAGTACCTCAAACGTGTCTTCAGGCCACGCGCGTTCAGCGAACAACTTGTCATCCACCTCAAACGCTTCATCAACCTCAATGAGGCGCTGAATCAGTGGGATGAACCGTGGCTCATTAGCGATTAAACGCACGCGTGCCATGCACACTCCTTGATACTGTTTGGCCACTGGGCAGCGGCACACTCAATTGCGGTCCTTACACACGGAACGTGGCATCGACGTCAAACGTCATCATCACCTGAATACCCAGGTCTGTTGCCGTTTGCGTCATGCGCACATTCGTCATAATGATTTGGTCAATGTTGCTCAAGCCATCCCACGTGGCCTTGGTCATAAGTACCGCTGAGACGGCGTCAAAGGCGATCTCAGCCTGTCCACGCGTAGTGCTGAATACCTGACTGCCAGACCACGCTACGACCGCACAGGGCACGCTGACGGTCTCTGAACGGTGCCCTGCGCCAATGGGCAACGAAGCCCACTGTGCGTCAACCGTTGTCTCAGGAACCTCGTCCTCATCGGCGAAGCCATAACCCCCCACAATGACGTACACAGGCGGGTCATACTGCGTGCTCGCTGGCCCGTCATACACAGGGATGCTCAGCCCACCAGGGGGGCACAATCCAGTGCCGGCCTGCAGGCTAGTAACAACGTAATCAATCAGGTCAAAGGCTCGTGTGCCAGCCATGTTAATTCACCTGCTGGTAGCGGTTCAACATTTCACGCACACGGTTAGGCATTGAGAAGCCCGAACCAGGTACGTAGTCATCGGTGCCTGATCGGCGAATAGACCCACGCTGTGTTGTCCACAGGTGGCGCACCAGCTCAAGGACAGCGTGCGCAAGATCGGCGGGGATGATTGATCGACCAGCAACATAGGTCACACTAATGTTGTTAAAGTTAGCGAAGTCCACGTCACCACCCCACGTGTAAACCGTGTACCCACTGGTGCGCGTCAGCACACCTGACTCATTGTCCACAGAATAAGACGTGGAGGGCAAGGCGCTCCCATTCTCAAGGCACGACGTGATTGAGATGATCGGTGCCTGCTTCAACAACACAGTGGTGCGACCACCATTGTGCGTTTCCGCGGTAACAGTCCTGCGAGACAATGGCCCGACCACGCCCTCAATCAACCCAGTGGCGGCCAAGATGTAGGCACGCAGCTCGTCGTCGTCAACAACGCTGGACTCCACAATGTTCAGGTGCGACTTCACCTGGGACAAAGGCAGGGGCGGTGAGATCGTCAAGTCATCAACGTTGAACGATTCCTCAAGGGTGCCGGCGTTCGTGCCAGTGGCCACCCAATACACACCGTAGTGACCAACACTGGACGGCGTGTAATCAAAGTGGTACAGGCCCGCGCCACTGTTAGTAATGGACGGCGTTGCCGTGGTGCCATCGGGCAGGATGACAGTGGCAACAACAGCGGTAGCGTTTTGCAGTGTGCCCGCGCTGTTGTAAATGCTCAACGTCAAACGGATGTATCCGCTCACACCAGAAGCCCCTGCGTAAACCGGCATCGTCAGCTCCTCGTTGTCAAAGTAGGTTTAGTGCTCGAACCGTAAAGACCAGCCACCTTCGCGGCGTTGCCATAAAGGCTGCCTGGTGTAGTGATCAACAATGTTGCGGTCGCGGTCGCGGTCACACTCGCAGTGGCATCAATAGTTGTGACCGCGATAAGTGAAGCCGTCGCACTCGCAGTCGCACTCGCACTCGCAGCCAAAGCCTGCGACTTGTTGAAAGTCGTTGCGCCAGTCGCGGTGATCGTGCCCGCGCCATCAACAGTAACCAATGGGCGGATACTGCCGTCAGCGGTACCAGTCGCGGTGATCGTGGCGCTCGCAGACATTGCCTGCGTGCTCGCCATCGATGCAGTACCAGAAGCCGTGACCGTGGCAGAAGCATCAACAGTGACCACAGACGTAACATCGGCAGCAGCCGTACCAGAAGCGGTAACACTGCCACTCGCAGACATTGCCTGCGTGCTCGACATAGCAGCCGTACCAGAAGCCGTAACGCTGGCACTAGCAGCCAACGTGCGTTGGTTAGAGGCAGCAGCCGTACCCGTAGCGGTACCCGCGGCAGTGGCCTGCAACGTCCTAGCGTTAGACATTGCCGCGGTGCCAGTCGCGGTTGCGGTTGCTGTTGCTGACGCTGTGTGAGCAGTACCGCGCGTTGGGTAAGCGGCGTTATCAAACTTGATGTTGTCAACAGCCGCCCCAGCAGTTTCACCGTTACTGGAGCCACCGTAAAGAATGTCAAATGAACTGTATGCAGCGGTAAAAGTTAGAGTTGTGTCCGCAGTCGTGCCATTTATGTTTGTGCCCTTAAACAGTTTTGTTTCAGTGATACCGGCAGCGGTTGCTTTGACTTGAACCCTGAACCACTCATTGTCCGGACACGCGCCACTAGAAGATGCTGTTCTAACAAGGTTTTCATTTACCGTGTCATAAGTTTTTATTTCAAGTGTTCCATCGTTTTTTATTAAAACCCAAGAATACTCAAAATCAGTGTTGTTACCAGTGATGAGAAGCAGCATTGCATCGGTTGGTGAACTTCGCGTGTAAACGTAACTATCAAAATAGTAAGTGTTGCCGGTAAGTGAATTGTTTGATGAGTCAGTGATTTCGTACAAGTTAGCAGTATCGTTCGGGGGACGATAGCAACCCGCACCCTCGTAAGGCGTTGGCGATGAAGTAACGCGGTTAACGGTTGCGGCGAAAATGTTTTTAAGTTTGTACGAACTGCCAGATTCAGCCGTCCAATACGCACCATTAGCAACGCTTGTGTCGTTCAACAACCACTGTGCAGAAGCCATCAGATAACTCCTAAGCGGTTAGCGTGTCAGCGATCTCGGTCAATACTTCTGGCGCGGTCAGCGTTGTGTCCGCATAAGTCACTGCCGCCTCGGTCAGGATTGTGGCGTAATCCAAACCCCACGCTGAACGAGTACGTTCCTTGATCGTTGCCAAGTCCACAGGGACAAACGCGGGCGGTGGCGAGATGTGGGCAACAGCCAACTCCAACGCGGCAAGCCTGATCGTGCGCAAATCCGTCACGTCAGCATCAGCCAAAGCCTGCTGCAACAACGCAAGAACCTGGGCCTCATCCATGACTAGGCCGCGATTGGTGTGAAGGCCAACGTCAACGAGCTCATCGACAACGTGTCACCATTAATCACAGACTTGGAAGCAGTCAACGCAACAGACCACATAAAGTTGCCAGACGTTGACGCATCCCAAAAACTGATGTGACTAATCGTCTCAGTCGCAGTCATCGACCACGTTGAAGCCATAGAAGTCATCGCCATCGACCCAGCCGAAGCCGCACTGAACGTGGGCTGAACCCGCGTGGTCACAGCAGAAGCATTAGCGGTACCAGCAGACCCAGGGTCACCAGTGTGCAGCTTCACATACAAAACACCAGCAGTGAACGTGGTGCCCGTACGGCCAATCGTGTTCAGTAACTTGTTAGCCGTGTTATCGGCAGAAAGACCAACGGTCATTTCGTTTCCTCATTCTCAATAGTGGGTTCAGCGTGTGTAACTTCCATCGTTGCCGTAGCAACCAACTGCGATAAAACAGTGAACTCATTGGGGTCAGACATCCTCAGTCCCTTCATCAGCCTTCACAGCCGCGCGTTGTTGGCGGTGCAGGTCAGCGGTCAACAGGTGTGACTTGTGGTGCCCAACCTCAACACCAGTGTGAACAAACGTCTTGAACCCTGACTCCAAGGCACGCAGACAAAAGGTAATGTCCTCACCCACTGGCCGGCCACCCATCTCAGTTTCCTGAAACCAAGTAAAAGTCTTGTTGTAGGCGCGGGTCCTAATCGCCTCAAGTGCGCTGCGGTGAATCAGCAGAAACGCCGCACCAGTAGCGGCAACAGGGATCACAGTGTTTGGTTCAAAGTCATGCATCCGGACCGTGGTGATCCCACCCTCAAACTCGGCGAGCTGATAGATCGTGGGGAATAACTCACCATTGCTGGCACCAAAGCACAGGCCACCCACGATCGGAGCATTAACAGGGTCAGCAACAGCCAACAACTGCTCAAGGGCCTCGGGCTCCCACGCCATGTCGGCGTCAATCCACCACAACCAGTCCGCGGTGTAATCATCAAGGAAACGCTGCGTCACAGTGTTGCGCGAGGCAGACACGTTGGCCGATGACCAGTCCTGCTCAATCCCCACAATGCGCCGATGCAATCCCTGATCAGACATCAGGGACATAATCAACGAGTGCGTGAAGAACGCTGAGACTTGACCTGGGTGAATGTAACCAATGACCACGTTATCGATACTGGTCAGTTTTGGCTTATTTGTTTTCGCTTTACTAGGCATACTGTTTGGTCCCTACTTTGTTGGTCCCAGAACTCGCACCAAAGTTAGAGGCTCGTGGCTTAACCCTGGTGCGAGTCCTAGATAGTGACTAGGCCTTCAAGAAACGGAAGGCATTCAAGTCGGTAACGTTGGAGCCGACGCGCTTGTAAGCAACAAGTCCACGCTGACCCAAAGGCAGACCAGAACCATCGACAACGTTGGACACAAACTCCACCGTCGTACCAAGGCGGTCATAGATCACGAACTGGCTGAAGTCACCCAGGATGGCCATGACGGTTCCTGAAGTGGTGGCCGAGCTCATGTCCGAGCTACTGATGATTGGCGAACCAAGCAGTGACGTGTCAGCAGGCGGAAGCAACTGACCAGCAGCCGAAGGGTTAGCAATCTGGCGAGTCGTGTTGAACCACGCCTTGTTAGCAACCCACGTGGAGTTGTCTTCGTAGCGAGGAGCAACAGCGTTGACCACGGCGAACACGTCAGCAACAGAAGCCGAAGTGTAGGAACCACGAGTCGTCGCGGTGACAGTTGAGGCAGCAGTCGCAGAGATCGCGGTGACGATTCCCTTAGGTGCACCCGAACCGGAACCACTGATGAACGCGGTGCCTTCAGCGTAATCAAACGCTTCAGCAATCAGACCAGGCAATTGAGCTTGAAGATTGGAATCCTCAAAGATCTCAAAACTGCCCGTGAGATAGGCGGCGAGTTTGCTGGCCGTGATTTGGGGATTGGTGAACGAAGGAGTGCCGTCAGTAAATGCAGAACCTTCAGCAACAAAATACGTGGTAACACCAGAAACAGTGACCAGGTTGAGCACGTTTTGCGTACCCTGGACAACGCGGGCCACCGACCGGATCGGGTTACGTGTTGCCGTACCAGTCTTGATCAACGTGGGGTCAAGCAGTGTTGGCAAGGTGAATCCACCATTGGCACCAGTCAACGTCATCGACGCACGAAGCGCGTCAACTTCCTCAGCGTTGAAGAAAGAGTTTTGACCCTGTGTCTTCATCCATGAACCAAAAGCGGAACGGTACGCAGGTGAGCCGTGAACAAGTGCGTGCACAGCGGCGCCTGGAACGTTCTCAATCTTGTCAATGATGACTTCACGATCAGCGTCAGAAACGCCGCGGCCTGAAGTCTCAAACGCGGTAATGGCACGAGCAACAGTGTCATTGCTGTAGTCATCGCTGCGCAGAGCAGAAACGTTCTCAAATGGGTCCTGACGCACAATCACGTTAGGAACAGAGAAACCGGCTTCACGCTTGAACGTGGTAGGTGCAGCGTTGATTTCTTCCAACTTGGCGGCGCGAGCAATCGCGTCATCCTGTGCAGACTTCTTGCTGTCCCACTCGGTGATGCATTCAGCGTAACGAGCTGCTTGCTCCTCAGTTGGGTTTTCTAGGGCGTCAAGCTCGGTGATCTCAAGACGCAACGCGTCCAGCTCGCCGGCCAGCCCTTCAATTCGGGTGCTCATTTAGAGGACCCCCTTCTCCCTGGCTTGTTTGCGCAAGGATTGAAATGAATGGTTTGTCCGCGCAGAGTGGTCATCAATGACCGGCTCCTCGGCAGCGGCGTCAAGTGACGTGCTGGAATCCGTGTCAGCAACTTCGTCAAGTCGCATCACGGGAATCTGTAGAAGGCTGGCCACTTCGGCACGCTGGTCAGCGTCCAAGTTGGCAAGCACTTGAGCGATGTCTTCGGCACGCACACCAAGAATCGCCGCGGTCTCATAAGCGGGGAACGGAGTAGGTCCGTATTCGCGCATCGCAATCTCCGTTCGAGTAACAGTCTTTAGGGACCCATCGGCAGCAGGCCTGAAACCACCGCGGGGAGTAGCAATGTCCGAGCGCACAAACGAGCCACTGAAGGACTGAGCGGTAATGGCACCAGTGCGAATACCCTCAAGAACCTGGTCAGCCACAGGCGTGTTGTTGTATCGAGTAACGGTCAACAGCCCACGCTCATCAGCGACAATGCTTTCCGGCGTACCAATGGGCATTGAGTAGGCGTCCGATGGTGTGCCCCAGATCGTGCGACCGTGGTTGTAAAACACACCAAAACGCGTGCCCTTATCGGCCAGCGTCTTATTAAAAGCCGCGCGGTCAATAACTTCCATGTACTGACCACTGCCATCAACGATGCGCTGCGGCACGTTGAACACTGCGGCATACGCCTCAACGGTGCGACCATCGCCACCACTACGAATAGTGATGTCCTCAAGTGGGTAAGCGCGGGTGAACTCAATCATTCTGGGACCTGACCATTCGGGTAAAGCGCTGTCGGGATAGCGCCAGTGTGGGATAGCAACGAGAAGTCATCAGCGTTCACAGCGTTAGTGACCGAGTCCGGCGTGTAACCCGCACGAATCAACTCACCCATCGCAGTGGCCCTGGTGCGGTTAGCCTCAGCACGCTGAGACTCACCCTCCTGCAACGCCGCGATGTCAGTGACGTCATACCAAAGGCGTGCACCATCAGGGACGTTGACAAGAGGTTCAAGAGCTGCACACGCTGAGCGCCAATGTGAGCGCATAAAGTTATCGCCAAAAGCCTTCAATGCCTGGCCATAGTTTGAGTACGTGGCCGCGTCAAGGCCAGCCTGCAAACCAGCCACAATCGGGGGCACCGAAGCGGCCATAGCGATACGAGCCTCACCAGCCTTCTGCACATCAGTGAAAGCCATCTGCTCAAAACTGTTGCCAACAATGGTCATGTCCGCGCCCTCATCGAGCACCATTGTCTTCTCACCAGTGGCACCGGAATAACGCGCGTTAAAGCGATCACGAAGGCGGTCAATCGTTTCCTTCGTCAGCTTGGTGTTGTATTTAATAACAAGGTTTGGGGTAGCGGCATTGTCGAAGAACGTTTGCTTGTGCACAGTCATTGCGTGGTCAGCGTTGATCTCGCGCACCACAGGGGTCAGGCAACTCATGCCACGGTACTCAGCAAGCGGGTCAGGCAAAGGTGCCCAATGCGCTACCTGCTCAACAGGATAAAACTCTTCGCCAATACCATCACGGCGATACAAGTAACCAACGACCTCAACCACACCAGTCTCATTGTCAAAGACCGTGGCGATCTCAACGCGGTCAGGACGCAAACGCTCCAGGCGCGTACCAGCGTCGCGAATGAAAGCGTTACCAGACAGGAACACGTCCTGCTCCATGCGTGCCAACAGGTCGCCAGTGGTGCCGTTAGGCCACGGCTTCTCAAGCTTGAGCAGGTCAGGGTTTCCGTAAAGTTTCTTATCCGACAAGTTGCGAAACTTAAACTCAGCCTCAGTGAACAGGTTTAGGCGAGCGTTCATTACAGCCGCGACTATGGGATTGCCACTGACACCATCGGTGGCCCAGGACGTGAAGTTGTCACCCACGCGCTCACGAGACACAGACTTGTAAGTTTCAGACAGCACCATTGCCGACTGGATAGCGCGTTCGGGTTCACGCCCCAGGATGGAATCGATTAGCCTCATTGACCATCCTCACGAGTAAGAGCAAAGAACCCCACGCACACACCCGCGGCGATAAGGCCAAGGGCGGGCAGAATCCATGCAAGGCCGGCCACGATTAACGCGCCAGCAAGAGCAAGCAGGATGATCGACTTAAACACAACGACCCTCCACGACTAGACACCATCCCCACGGAACGGGTTGAACACAACGGACAAAACCAGCAACAACAACCACGGGGCAGGCACACACGCAACCGCGTACACAATGACCAACGGTGCGCACCACTGATACAAGCGAACCGTGTCAGTGGCCACCAACAACTGCCCATAGGCAACAGCCACACACAGGGCAAGACGTACATCGATGACAGTCAAGGCGATCAGCAGGCCACCCCACGGGGCGATCAGATACGCGTCACGCTTGAGCACCATCTGACGGTGAAAGCGCACACCAGTGCGGAATGGGTGAAGCAACGTGTCCTCAATGCCAGGCTCAACCACAACATCTACACCAGGCTTAACCATCACCATGTGCACAAACACCGGAATCAAACCAAGCAACAGCCACGGCGTGAAAGCAAACAACGCAGCAAAGACAGGCGCCGATTCCTTCACCATCCCAGCCACACAAGCAACCAGCACAGCAGGCACAATCAGGTCATTGACAAACAATGCAGCTGACACAGTGGCCAAACCAATACTCAACGAATCGGTGAGCACAGGGTTACGCAGATTGAACTCAGTCATCGGCAACGCAACAAACACAATGACACCAGCCAAGGCCTGCCACCACGACCCGCACAATGAGGCGATACCAATGCAGGTCAGCAACACACCGAGCACAGTGGCCACACGCCAGCGCACCAGTGACGCACCACACAGCGCCGGCAACAACCAGCGATAGCAAAACGGTCGCGGTGCACCACGGCCCTCAGCCATCGACACATAACGCCTAGAATCAGGAACAAGAATCATCTGGGTCCTTAGATGAAATAAACCTCGGGCTCACCAGAGGCAACAACCTGCGACTGCACGCCATAAAGCGCATTAGTCGCAGCGATCAGTGGTGAGATGTTGCTAGTGGCAGAGCGGCGATTCCAGGCTTGTTGATCACCCAGGTCACGCAACGCCGCACCATTGACAGCCTCATTGAGTGAAGCCTGATCAAGGTGATGCAGAACGGAGTCAGTCACGGAGTCACGAAACAAGCCACACGCTCGAGCCACGTCGCGCGTTGACATCAAGTGCAGGTTCACACCAGCGGCCTCAAGATCAGGAATCAAAGACCCAGCCGATGACCCAGCATCAACAACGAGCTGGCCACCCCACTTGTCCTGCAATTCCTTAGCACGCTTCACAACCCACTTCGCACCATTGCGTTGATCAACAACCTCAACGTGATACGCGCCATCCTCACGCACACCAGCACAAGCAATCACTGCCTCACTGCGGTCACGCGGAATGTCCAAACCGAACACCATCTCGCCACTAATCTGCGAAGCAGTATCAGATAAGTCTTCCCACACGTTCGCAGCAAACACAGGTTCAGCCGCACCAGTGACCCACTGATTCAGGCCAGCCCTGCGCCACTCATTGATGTCAGTGTAAGTCTCAAACTCCGCACGAATCGCAGTCTCATCAACCGTGTGGCCCATGCTGGGAATACATGACCACCACGTTGCAGGGTCCGCGGGATCATCATCGATGTCCGCTGACCACTCAAAGTACGCAGTCCCGCTAAGTGATTTATCTGTAACCGACTGGCGACCAGCATCAACCTTGCCACGCAAATACGTTGACCCAGCATTGCCGGCAGTGCTCACAACCCACAACTGCGGGCCTGGCAAGAACCGGCGGCGTGCACGCATAGCCGGCAACAACGCCTGCTCAAGCCTGGCATCAGTGTAAGCAAACGCCTCATCAATCACGGGCAGATCAAGCGAGCCACCGTGGCCGGCCTTCTCAGTAGCCGCGGTGATCGTCAACCGTGAACCAGTCTTAAACATAAAAGCCTCATGCCCACTGGTCTTGCGAGCTGTAAACAATTCACCCAAAGCCGATGCCTGCAACACGGGCAAGTATTCGTCCAACAACTTGTCACGCGCGGCCACACCAGACTGCGCGGCATAGGTGATGTGCTGACGTTCAACGCAGCCAAGTGCACGCCACGTCATCAACGCCAAAATCAATGTGGTCTTACCAGCCTGGCGAGGGACAGTCAGCACGACCTGGTCATAAACAAACCGGCCAGCGTCATCAACCTCAAGGGCGACATCAACCACGTGCTGTTGCCACGGCATCAACGGCGTACCAAGGGCCGCAGCGATCTCACCCACGTTCGGGCCAAACGTTGCGCGATCAGTCCGCGGTGTGCTGAAGCGGGGCAGACATCCGAGTG